GAAATTAGGAATTGGGTTCGTCGAGCTCTTCGGGTTCTTCCTGATCGGCGGGCTCGTCTTCGCCTTCGGACTCGTCCTCGATTTCCATCTCCGCCGGCTGGACCGTGCCAACAGGCGTATTGGTCGGACGGAAGAGCAGCTCGAAGGGGATGCCGTATTCGGACGCGAGTTCCTTGATGTGCGCCATGTCGGCGGCTCGCTTCTGCATCTCGGAGCGGAAGTCCAAGCCACGCTGGGCGTAGAGTTCGGACATGGAGAGGAGGCCCATTTCGACGTCGGCACGGTCGTTGGCGGCTTCGCGGCCAGCGTCGACGGTGACGGACTTCGGGGTCGTCCAAGAGACTTCGTTCCACATCGGGTCGTCAGGGAGTTCGCCGGCGGCGATGCCCTGTCCGATGATGTAGCCCCAAGTCGGGACGCAGAAGTTCTCGATGATGATGGTCTGGTACTTGCCGAAGACGCGGCCAGCCTTGGCCGTGATCAGGCGGACGGTCGCACCGCCCAGTTTCGAGGAGTCACCGACGAACTCGTAAGGCAGGACGCCTTGGGAAATATCTCGCTCGAGAGCCGCAAGAAACCCGGTAAAGGTAGCATTGGGGCGGGCACTCTGGAAACTGGACATGGACTCCCCGGGAGAGAGAGTAATCAATTTTCCGCCCATCGTGTTGGCGAGGTTGGCGTAAGAGCCGTTAGCCACGGCGCCGAGTTCGGCAGCCATGTCGCCGTCGAGCACGCCGCCTTCCTTGCTGATGATGCGGGTGATGTCGCCGTTGTCCTTCACGGCCTGCTTCTCGAGGGCGAGGATTTCCATCTCGTCCTGGATGCTGTTGATGCTGTGCTGGAGCAGGGGCACGCCGCGCGCGCCGCTCGCGTACTCCTGGTCGACGACCATCATCATGGACTGGGCCAAGATTTGGCGGGACGAGCCGTCGGAGCGGTAGACGTTGACGGCGATGTATTCTCCATACGGACCGAACTGGATGCCGTCGTGCATACCTTCGGGCACCTTGCCCTCCAGAGGGTCGCCGACGCGGTGGGCTTCCATCAGCTGGATCTTAGGTTCGCCGGCGCCGTTACGCACCTTGGCCGCGAAGGAGTCGCCGTCACGGATCATGCCGCGAAGCAGGATGGACTGGGCCTGATAGAACGAGAAGCGGTTCGTGATGTCGATGCGCTTGGCCTTCTCCGCGAAGTAGGCTTCATAACGCTGCTGCATCTCCGGGGTGCTCGCGTGGGACTGGGGTTTAATCCCATCGCCCACCGTGTAGAGGCACATATCCGCGAGGATTTGCTTGAACAGGCCCGAGTTGCGTTCCGCCCAGCGGCACTTGCGGACCATCGTAAGCCGGTCATACGGCGTCAGGTCACGGCGAAGGTCACGCGGTTCGGCTCCGTAGGCCGCACGGCGGGCACGCGTCACGCCAATAGACTGCCAATCGCCGTAAGATGCCTGCGGCGCAGGGGCTGCGGGCATCGCCTTGGGCGTCTTGGGACGCAGGCTGACAGTCGGGATTTTCTTGCGGGATGCCATAAATCAGTCGTTTCGGTTCTGCCAGTCCGTCGAGATGATGGTCACACGACGGCCATAGGTGGCAGGGTCCAGACGAGAAAGGGCGAACATCGCCTCCGACAGCATCTCCTTCGGCGGCATGGCGAACTGCTTCGACGCGGACGAGCCGGAGTCGGAGTAGGACATGAGCGTCTTGCCCTCCGTGATCATAGCCAAAGCCTTGGCCTTGATGTCCAGGAGTTCGCACTCAGTGAGGCCGATGAAGATGCCGGAAGCCATTTAATCTTGCGGACAATGGAAGGAAAAAAGGGGGTACGACGCCCAGCCCACGCTATGAGTCTCTTCCACCCACAACACTAAACGCCGTACCCTTGCAGATAGGTTGCCCGACCTCATGCGGAAGGCAAGTCGGTTTCCGAGACTTCCCGACCAGCGATGCCCCAGCGCACGGCGGCCAGCAGGGCTAGGATTTCGCAGTCCAAGGCGTGGTTGTCCTTCTTGCCCTGCGGGAGTATCCACTGGGGTTTCCCCGTCCGGCGGTCCTTGATGCGGACTTCGGCGTTCAGCTGGTCGGCGTAGTCCGTCCCCGCGTCGATGGAGTAGGTCCAGACCTTGCGGGCACGCAGGCCATGCAGGAGGTCTTTGCCGGCGGTGGCCGAGTGCACGATCAGGGTCGCCCGCTGCGGGATGCCAGGGACGACGATGGACTGTTTCTCGGAATAGAAGCGGCGGGTCGTCTGGCCGTCTTTGCTCGTCACGGCGAAGTCGTCGGAGCCGGAGCCCTTGGCCGTCTTCCAGTTCCGTTTGGCGGTTTCACGGTAGACCTCCTGCGTATTGTCGCCGGAGTCGACGAGCACCAGCGCCTGATGGACGCCGTGCTGCTTGGCGAAGGCTTCGACGTTGCCCCATGTGTCGATGCGGGCGAAGGCCAGCAGGCGACTATGGCCGGACTTCGACCAACGACGGACGACCACCCAGAAGTGGCCGCGCTGGACGTCGACTCCCATCGTGCGGAAAGGGATGCTCCCAGACGGAGCACCTTCGCGGTCGACCACCTTGGCCTTCGGCGTGATCACGGCCTCCGCGTCCCAATCGTCGCCCATCTTGTAGTTCGCCGCCTCGGCAAGCGCTACCATCTCGCCGCCCTCTTCGCTCCAGGGCATGGCGAGCCTTTTCTGCTTGAAGATGCGTCTCGGCTCTTCGTCCCCGTACTCGTCCGCCGCCGCCTTGGCCTTGAGCATCAGCACGCCAAGTTCGCCCCAGCTCATCGAGGCGAGGCTGTTCCAATGCAGGCCGATGTGCCCGGTGTTCGCCGATGCCGCCGTCGCCACGAAGGTTCCACGAGCGTTGGCCTCGAGGCGGGAAGCGTTCGTGTCGGGCAGGAGCGTACGGCATCCCGCGCATTCGTAGGTCGTTCCCACGCTGACCTTGTGCAAGTCCCATGTGCCCGTAGCCTTTGCGTCCTCGGGGAAACGCACCTGTTCCCAGACCCACGGCTGGAGATGGTCGCATTTCGGGCAACGCATATTCCAGTCACGCTGGTCGGTGCCTTCGTGCAGCTGATGGAACTCTTGCCCCGCCATCCCGCCCTGCGACATGAAGATGCGTTTGCCCATCCAGCCGAAGGCCGTGACGCGCGCGCTCAGTTCGGCCAAGTGTCCGGGCGGCGCCATCCAGCATTCGTCAGCGATCGTGTAGCGAAGCGACAGTCGCTGAAGGTTCGCCTCGTTCCAGATGCCTCGGCAGTAGAGCGTCATGCGGTCGAAGTCCGCCGTCGTCGAGCGGTCCAAGTCCTCGAGGGACAAACGAGACTTCACAGGCGGACAGTTGTTCCAGACCGGGCGGAGATAACGCAGGGCGAAGTCCTTGGCCTCAGGGTCGGTCGCCTGTAAGACCATCGTCGGCCCTGGAGCGTTGGCGATGATGTGGCACGTCAGCAGGCGGGCGAAGAGGGACTTGCCAGACTGGATGCTGGCGAGGATGGTGAGCAGACGCGTCTCGGGGTCGGCTGCGATGCGCAAGGCTTCCGCGATCCACGGCGTGCGCTCCGACCTGAACGGCCCGGGCATCGGTGAGTCGGGGATGGCGTGCACGTTGTCCTCCAGCCACTCGACCACGTCACCCGAGTCCGACGGACGCAGCACGTCCCGACCGATGCGGAGCAAGTCAGCCTTGTTCATCTTGCGAGAGTTCGGCCTTCACGCGGCGCACCCAGACCTCGAGAGCCTTGACCGCCTTGGCCGGGTTCTCCGGGTTGCACGACTCCGCCACGTCGAGGGCCAGTTTGTCGAGACGGTTGACCATCGTGGCCGCAAGTTCGCGCATGGCTTCGCCGGCCTCCTTCGCGGAGATGTAGTCTTTAGCCAGGATGAGTCGGCGTTCCTGTTCTTCCTCGAGGGCGACGAGCGTTTTCAGTGATTGGTTGTAAGCGGTCTGGTACTTGCCTTGGTTCGGGTCGCCCCCTTCCATCGCCGCCTGCCAGACGCCACGGGCCCGACCGACCAGCGTGCGGTGCTCCGCGATCGTGTCGGCCAACGTGCCGTCGTCGAGCTGCGCCGGCGCGGCCTTCGGGGCCTGCGCCTTCTGCACGCTCGCCCGGGCTTCACGCCACGCCTTCGCCGCGTCAATCGAGTCGGTAGGCATTCCCTCCTTACGCAGAATTGAAATCCGCTGCGCCGTGACGCCGAGCGCCAAACCCAGTTCTGAGTTCGTGAGCGGTTTGGCCATTATTGTGCAAC